TCCGGAATAGCATCGTGAAAAAGATCGCCCATAGATTGAACAAATATTTTCTTAGGTTTCTTCCATTTTTTTAATATCTCTAATTGTTCAGGGTGTACATGAGGGATAAATTGATTGCAAAGATCACAATTTCGCAAGCCTCTATTAGCCATTCTTTTTGCATAACAATAAGAACATGGCTTTGGATTGTCGGGCGTACCATCAGGGCCATAGCATCCCCACCCTAAAGGATTTATCGTTTCGTCGCACCACTCTATTTTGCTAGGCATGTATGCTCACTCCTTTTTCTGTTTGGATTACCTCTGCCATGCGGTTTCTTCCATGCATGGGAAGGTGATAAATATATACGTTCTCTGCCCCGGTTGTCATATTTATTCAGTTTAGATCCGCAACCGCAAGCGCACTCAATAGTTTCTTGTGGTATTTTTAAAGGAGGTCGATGAAAATGATTGTGTTGCTTTTCTGTCATAAGCTCAATATTCTCTGGACGATTATCGCTTTTACAGCCATTTTTGTGATGCACTCTTTCGTGCGGTTTTAGTTTTCGCCCAAGAATCTGCTCCATTAAGTACCTATGTTCTTGGATTTTCCTTCCTGTGCCAGGTGCGGCGATCCATGCATATCCTTTTTTATCTAAATATCTCCCTTTGCTTAACTTGTGCCCTTTTGCATATTTTCTAGGACGATTTCTTTCATCGTAGGCAGGAATAATAGTGCCGCATCCACAACCGCACTCTATCTTTGTTTTGTTCATCGTTCTCCCCCTCTCATCTCCTCCACAATCAGCACATCCAGCGCCCTACTCACTTCCAACACTTCCGGATGATCCAGTCCGAGTTCACTCACCCTGTCATCCAGTTTGGCTTTCAATGATTCGATCAGTTCTTGTCTCTTGGTCAGCATCAGAGCGCCCCTCCTCTACTTCAATCAATTCAAACAACGTCCCTTGCTTTTTCTCCGTCTCCGCAGCCTTTACGTTGGTTACGGCACAGTTCCAGTAGCTCTCCTTCAGCTCCACGCCTATGCCTTTTCGGTTCATTTTTACAGCTTGGTACACTTCTGACCCTATGCCGGCAAATGGAGTAAATACTATGTCTCCGGGATTGGTCCACAGTTGCAATGCCCTCTCGATAACATCCAGCTGCAAAGGGCAGATATGCCGCTCGTCTTTGTTCTCCCGTGCCGATTCTTTCTGCAGAGTATTTGACTGATTGATGTCCATCCATACAGGAGACGCATACCGACGCCATACATGATGGGAGTACACCGGATCTTGTTTTACCAGTGATATGTCTTTATGCTTCCGGCTGTCTTTTAGTGTCGGCTCCACTTTCGGCACGCTCGGCTCATCCTCTCCCGCGAAGTTGGTCAACCCGTCTGGATGAGCAATAGGCTCTTGGTTATCACCCGGTTTTCGAACAGTAAGCAGGTAATCAGGCAGTCCTTGCCTGCACATGGCTGAATCCTTTTGCAGCTGCTTGTGCATGAGCCCTAGCGCTTTTGTTCTTGTCGCTTCAATGAGCGGATCTTTCCAGATTGCAACTCTGGAATGATAAATAAATCCCGCACTTTGGAACAGCCGCAGCAAATCCCCCGGAAAATCTTTAAGCCCGATATATCCGTCCCGCTCCTTCATGGCCGGAATGTCCATGCAGTGAAATGACAGCAGTCTGCCCGGCATGAGCACCCTGTATAGCTCCTGTACAAGGAACTTGAAATGATTGAAAAACTCGTCCTCTGTCCTGCTGTTACCCATATCCCGTTCGCTGTTTGAGTACGTGTATAGGCTGGCAAATGGAGGGCTGAAAATGCTGTAATGTATACTGTCATCCGGTATGCCCTGAATGACCTCGACGCAGTCTCCGTGGTACAATGCGCAATTATCGGATATATACTGGTTTATCACCTTCATATTGTCGTGTCCTCCTCTACTTACGATACTCTCAGCCATTCCGGCAGTTTCATAGTTTGGATGCCTGTATATTCCATGGTGTTTCTTGTTGTCCGGTGTATCTCCCGTTTGGTCAGTTCTTTGGTGTGAGAAACCATGTTCGTGAACATTTCCATGGCATCCGCTTCTTTCCGCCTTATGTTTTGCAGGACCAGTTCCTCCGTTTCTCCGATAGATATATGGACATCGACGGGTTTCTGCTGTCCGAACCTCCAGCACCGCCTGATGGCTTGATAATACTGCTCGTAACTGTCTGACAAGCCACAGAATGCCATGTTTGAGCAGTTCTGCCAATTCATCCCGAACCCCGCTATAGAGGGCTTTGTCACTAGTACACGGATCGTTCCATCCGAGAAGCCTAGCATGGCAGTCTCTTTGTGTTCCGGACTATCACTGCCCTTAACCTCCACAGCTTCCTTGATAGCCTTGGTGAGCTTGTCCGATTCCTCGTTATAGTCGCACCATACCAGCCATTGACCGCTCATGTTGTTGGCCATTTCAGCCACCAGCTGCACCCTCTTGTCCATCGAATCCTTCCGGGCCTGTCGGCGTTCCTGGAGCGTTCTGGCCGCCATTGGGATGAGGGTAAAGCAATCCTCTTGGTCCATCTCAATTACGTGTGTATGGACGTTCATAGGCGGCAAGGTAAACCCGCCATCGTCGTACCCAAGATCGGACGGCTTTTGTATCACCACTGCCCAGCTGGCCACCCATTCCCAGTATTTGTCTTCCGCATGTCCCTTTAGCCGCCATTTTGCCGTGTCCCCACCGTCATGGACGAAGTACGTTGCCAGCATTTCCGTGCGGCTCATTACGCCGCAAAATTCAGCGTGGTTCCCGAGCTCCATATAATCATTGGGGGCGGGAGTAGCCGTACAGGCCAGCTTGTAAGGCGTCCTTTCAAAGGCGGTTATGATTTCAGTCCGTATTTTGCCAGTGAAAGATTTTAGAATAGATGATTCATCCAGCACGATTCCGACGAACTTCTCCGGGTCAAAATGGGACAGCTTCTCATAGTTCGTTATATTGATACCGGGCATCACATCGCTCTGAGATGCGCACACATGCACCTCAATGCCAAACTTTGCACCCTCGCGCTGCGTCTGTTTTGACACTGCCAACGGAGCAAGAATCAATATATTTTCACCCGTCTCCCGATGTATCTGATGCGCCCATTCAAGCTGCATCGGGCTTTTCCCAAGCCCACAATCCGCAAATATGCACGCCCTGCCCTTTTTCAGCGCCCACCAAACGATATCTCGCTGGAAATCAAACAGCATTTTGTTTATGGATTGTCTGTCAACATCTATTCCAGCTGACGTTGAGACAATTCGCTTCTTTTCGAGAAAATCAATGTACTTCATTATCCCGTCTCCTCCTGCTCTCCCTGTTTCACTTGCGCCTCTATATCCGCTATCGCTTGCAGTATGGGGTATACTTGTGCCGGCACAACTGCATTGCCTAGGCATTTAAGTCTGTCCACCCTGTTGGGAATCCCATTAGCCACTCTACCCACATCGGGTTCAGTCGCCCACCAATCTGATCGTTTAAATTCCGCGAACGATCGGGGTTCTCCCACCGCTCTGATTGCCCTGTTCTGTAATCCCTCGCCTGTGGAGTTGCGTACATCATTACCGCTGAATGAAGGTCGGGACTCTTGCGGTTGCGTTCCGCAGGACAATCCCCTCTTATGCTCGCTTTGGGCGTTGGCCACATTTGAACAGCCAAGCCTAGCGACGTTCCCCCTTGGGCATACTTCGTGGTTCGCATTGATGTATCTGTCGTTGGAGTGGGCCACAATAAATGCTCTGTCGCGCTTGTGCGGGGCATCGACGCCCGCAGCCGGTATAATAAACGCTTGGCAGGAGTAGTTTTGGCTTTCCAAGTCAAATAGCACTTGGTCGAGTGCCATGCTGACGATTCCAGCAACGTTTTCACCAAGCACCCAAGCAGGCCGCAATTCGGATATAACTCGGACCATTTCCGGCCAGAGGTAACGGTCATCATCTTCGCCCTTTCGCTCCCCGGCAACACTAAAAGGCTGACATGGGAATCCTCCGCTGATAAGAGTGATATTTGATATTCCTTTTTCTCTAACCGATTCCGCTGTGACATCCCTTACATCCCTCCACCTTGGCACATTAGGCCAGTGTTTTTCCAATACCTTTGTGGGGTAGTCGGCCCATTCACATTGACCCACTGATTCAAAGCCGGCCCATTCGGCAGCTAGGTCGATGCCGCCTATTCCTGTAAACAAACTAAAATGCGTCAACTTTTCCTCACACCCCATACCTCCTACTCAACTCCATCCGCCCCCGCGCCAACTCAGACGCATACTCCAGTGCCACACACAGCGCCAGCGCACACCAATTCTCCGTAAAAGTATTAATCCGCTCCCGGTCTCCCATGGGTGTCACCCTATCAATCTGCATCCGGATCGTAGTCCGGCTCACTCTCGATCCATGTATCATCTTTCAGCACCAACTTATCAATCCGATCAAAAATGCATGGCCTTATATCAAGCAATTCCTCGGCGGTATTCATGACGTCAAATAGCGACACTTGACCGTTCCTTTTAGCTATTTGCAATTTCCTCAACTCTCCGGCCATGCCTTTTTTCATGAAAGCCATCCACTGTTTAGGATGGGTTCTCCGGAGCATTGCCATATGGTTGTTCTGATAAAGCAAATCCGTCCCGCAACCCATACACCCATTCCGCTTGATTTTGTGAAACTTTCCTTGGCCATCTGTCCATCCCATTTCGTACAAGTCCGAATACGGAATATTGTACTTGCGTATATATTCCCAAATATCATCATCCGTCCAGATAGATATCGGATTGCAATGATAAAACGGATCCTCTCCCAAGTGCGGTCGGCTCGATTTAAACAAATATCCACGGCTCATAAAATTCGTCTGCCTAGAACGTGATTCGGCTGCCATTAACCCTTTAAATATGACATCGACATCCAGTTCAGCTTGAAGCCGTTCGCTTGGTTCCTTTTTCAAGACATCGCAGCATGCTTGTGAGATTTTCACCTGCTTCAGTATCTTGTAGTAATCCAGCAGCTTCGGATCATCACTCTGGCTCTCGGAATACCTCAGGAAGCAATCAATGTTTATGCGACGTGCTTTCAGCTTCGAGAAAGCCTTTCCTAACAGCGGCCACCCATATTGATCTACGCACCACCAGTATGACTTTCTTGTTCCTTTCTTCCAGATCAAGCCTTCACGCTCGAATTTATCTTTCAGGTGAGCCGGGCAGGCATTTTCTAGTGTAGCAGTGGTCTTCAGCTTTCCGTCGTTTTTCAGCACTTCGCCTATCTTTCCTTCGTCGATCAGGTACTGAAGGACTTCCTGCTGGGCTTTGTATTTCAGGCCTTCGCTTTCCGTTTTATGCGGAATAGCCTCATGGAAACGATCTCCGCCCCACTCTTTGCCAAGCTCCCTTGCAAACCTCAGGCACTCAGGATATTCCACGCCGGTATTGCCGTATATAATCACTGTGCGTTCGGTAAACTCAGGAAAAAACGTCTTGATAAGATGCCACAGGACTGTACTGTCTTTGCCGCCCGAGAAAGCTATTGCTGCCTTATGCTTGCAGACTTTGTATGCTTCATCAATGGCGTAAACTGCTCTGATGATTTTATAATCTAAGTCTTTTTTCTGTTCTATCTCTAAGTCTTTATAGCTTATATACATCCGATTGTCCCCCTGTTTATCGCTATTGATTAACGCTTTGTCTCCCCTCGCTCACCGTCTCCTCAACCCTCTCATACCGCTCCCGGTCCTCATCGGCCCTGGGATACGTCCACCGCCACATGAAATGAACCAGCAGCCATAGCCCCGCTGCCCATACGCATGACAGCCACAGATAAAGCAAAAACGTCTTTGTCGTCATCAGTACCCGCCTCCTATCTCCACCATCTCCGCGCACCGCTGCAGCACCGGCTCCGAAGCGCCCGGATTCTTGTCTAGGATGTGCCGCGCAATGCCAGCCGCGTCCTCATCGGACAGGGCCGCAATTTCTCTACAGACGACCATAGGCTCACCCATGACCTTGGTCTTGTATTCGAGTGTGTAAGTCACATGCTTTCCCTCCCAAGTATCACAAAATCCCCTCGCCGCAAATCCCTCCTGCAGTTCCTCCATCGTGTGCGGTATGCCCTGCTCTCGCATCAGCGTTACCAACTCGTTCAGCCTGTCAAGCAGTTTTTGATATTCCGGCAGCCATTTCTCCCGGTCTGGCGCGTTGCTGTCAAGATATGTGAAGGCTTTGTGGTATCGGGCAAGGGCTTGGTTGTATTCTTGTTTTAGAACGGGCATGGTTCCAAATCTCCTTCCATCGGCGTGAATGCTTGTTGCTTATACCCGGGTAAATACTTGTGCCAGTCGAATTCATATAATACATACTCATTGCCTTTGATTTCTGCGAGCTGTCCTGTCTCCGCGTGATAGAAGGTGTTGCACGATACGAGATCCGGATAATATCGGTTTTTGATGACATCTATTCTCCCGCTTATCCCCTGCGCTTTTTTTAATTCGTCGTATTCACGGACGACCGATATCACATTATCCGCCTTGTTTCCAAGGTCCATGTTCCCCGATATCTGTTCGATATCCATGTTGTTGCCCTTTTGGTAAGTTTTATTGGGATGGAGCACAAGGATAATGTGTATTCGATACGCGGCAGCAATATCGTGGCAACGCTGCATAAACTCTGCCTGCTTTTCAAGCTTTTCAACGGCTTTGGCGGACAAGATGCTCATGAGGTTATCGATGATCACAAGGTTGTGTCTTTTCAACTTGATTTCGTACTCAATCATCTCAAACAACTCCTCCACCGTCTTCAGATTGGACTCCCCTTTGTTAAACAGGACCAGTTTATTCTTGTGCCACTTCCGCAGAGCTCCTAGCACTTCGGGCTTAGGCTCCTTATGCCATCTTTTGTTGACTTTAACCGGGTTATAGTGCTCTGGGTTTCTGCCGATAACACACTGATATATCTCGTTGATGAATGTCCGCATATCCCCCTCGCCGCTCATAACATACACACGGTTCCCAAGGTTGATGGCATTTGCGATTATCTGCTTCGTGAAGGTTGTTTTGCCGCCATTTGTCCTACCGGTCAGGAGGGTTACACACCCGGGAGCGAGGTCGTTTATGGCTTCGTCGATGGTGTGTATCCCTGTTGGAATGTACTTTCCCGGCCTTTTAGCCAATCCTTCATACGGCCTATCATCAAGATCCCACCGCCCCTCTATTTTCCATCTTGCACTTTCGATAATCTCTTTGATTTTGCCAGGGCCGCTTACGGCGTACTCCTCGTTAATATCCTTACGGGTATACAGCCTTTTGTCTATCAGCTTCGCCCGTTCTCCAAACGCTTCAACGAATGATTTGTCCATGCTGGCACCGGCCTCATCGTTGTCTGAGACGATGATCAAATACCTGAAACTTTTGAGAAAGCTGCCGGATTGCTCTAGCAGGACATTAATCGAATTGGCTCCCGCTCCTACGGATACAACGTTCTCGAATCCGCACTGCCATATCACCATGCAGTCAAATTCGCCCTCACAGAGGATTAATTCGTCGCCGCCCGGATCGACCGTATGCGCATTGAACAAGTACGGCTTAGACCCTGTGATCGATGTCATCTTCGGCTTCCCCGGATCTTTGAGCGGCTTCCGCAGTTTGTACCCGATCACTGTTTCGCCTCGGAAATACGGGAAAGCGATTTTGTCTTCGTATGTAGCAAGCTGAAAATGCTGGACGGTTTTATCGGTGATGCCTCTCTTCGCAATGTACGCCATACATTCCCCGGACAACGGTTTGATCTTCTGCAGTTCAGCCATAAACGTCGTTCTGCTCTGCTCCATACGGTTGTTCTTGAAGTCGTCCTTGCCCAATAGTTCCCGGACTATCTCGGCATGAGTATGGTTTAAGTGGTCCTTGTAGTAGCCGTAGATGTCAATATTCATGCCGCAGCCGAAGCAGTGAAACTGGAGCGCATTCGGGTCCCAACTCATGGACGGCGTTCTGTCGCCATTCTTGTGGGCAATGGCATTCGGGCAGTGGTATTTTTTCCCCGACATCTGCAAAGACAGGCCGCTTGCAATTATGGATTCGGACTCTTGCCCGAATTTGTCTTTTATGGCTTGGATGTCGTTCAAGACTGTCCCTCCTGCGTCATCCTCACTATGCGGGGAGTGAGTGGGCAAGGCGGCGGTAACGGCGGCTGATCTGAACAGTTGATGTCTAAATAGTCAATGAAACCGCCATTGAAAAATGTTGACCCGTTCTTATACCGGAGATCGGAGAATCCATTTTTCCGCCGCTTGTCCACATCCTCGATGTACCTCTTGATCGTACGTTCCATTTGCTCCTTGCCGTACTGCTCAATTAGTCCGGGCAGCTTCTTCATCGCTGTCGCCTTGCCCTGTTTTTCCGGATAGAGTCCCCACAGATATTCGCAATCGACTATATATATAT